GTCTTATGCCCGACGGGTGGCAGATCATTGTAATGACCCGATGGCATGAAGATGATTTGGTCGGAAGGATTCTACAAGAGGAGGACAAAACGAATCGCTGGAAGTATATCAAGATGCCAGCGATTGCAACGCAATCCGACGCGAAGACGGCGCGGCAGGAAGGCGATGCCTTATGGCCGGAAATGTGGCCATTGAAGAAATTGCTTGAAATCAGAAATTCGCCAGGTATGTCAAGCTACTGGTGGAACGCTCTTTATCAACAATCGCCTAGTGCGCCTGAGGGATCAATCTTCAAACATACGACGTTCAAGTATTGCGATGTTTACGATACGTTCATCGTTCTACGTGGCACAGCAAACACAGTTGAAAAACGTCATTCAATCGCTTCCCTGAAATTCTTTCAGGTAATTGATACGGCAATGAAAGTCAAAAGCCAAAATGATTATACAGTCATAGGGACATTTGCCATGACGCCGGAACGTGATTTAGTCGTATGGGATATTTTTCGGCAACGGCTTGAAGTTCCAGATCAATGGGGAGCGATTAAGAACGCCAAGGCGAAATACCCGCAGGTGATTTTTCAGGCAATCGAGGATAAACAATCCGGCACTGGTCTAATTCAGACGGCCAAGCGCGAGGGAAAGCCACTATTGCCGATCAATCCACATTTGGGAAAACGCGCAAGGGCAGCTGATAATCTAGAGTTACGTGCGACAAACGATAAGATTCAACTTGCTACTCCGGTATCAATCGCTTACGAAAACGGATCAGTCTATCATCGTCTTGGCGCGGGATGGCTGTCAGATTTTGAAACCGAGTTGACCCAATTCGACAAGGGAGCGCATGACGATCAAGTGGACGTGTTGGCCTATGCGTGGATGTTGACGCAAAACTCCAGCTATTTCAGAGAGAGCCAACCGATTGATTTGGATTACATTGATTCACGCAAGCAAGCGGAGCTTGACAAGATTTCCGATCCGATTTTGCGGAGTTACGTCAACATTGCCGACGAGGACGTAGAGGAATCCGATCCACGGGAAAGGATCAAAACTAGACGCAGAAAATAAATTATAATTTACAGGGTGAAACATGGATAATATAAACTGTATTTGTCAAGAGTGTTGGGGGGATGCGGTTTGGGTAAGTGAGAGCCTGAGCATTATTAACGGGTGCGTTGTTTACCGTGAATGCGAAAGCTGTAGAGGATACGGTATCGTGGAATTAAAGCCAATCAAGGGAACGCAGCACTTGGCGAATCGTCTTACAAAATTTTATCCGAGGCATAAAAGATGACCATGAATCTATGGAGTAGATCCGTCAACGGCGATATTTACGCGCAAGCACTAGCTGGCGTGTATCAGCCAGGCTTGCGAGTCTATGACCCGGATTACGCACTATTTGAAGATCCTGATTTTTACGACAAGCTAACACGAGATGCGATAGTCCATCACGCCATTGAAATGCGGCGGCATCTAATCGCCGGCAGGGACTGGATGATTCAGCCTGCCGGATCGACGCGGCAAGACAAGATTGCTGCAAAAATCTGTGAGTTCCTCTTGCGTCAAATGCACATGCTACCATCCGCAATATTCGACTTGTCGCAAGCGGTTGTTGCTGGCAGCGCATGGGCGGAGATTCAAGGCAAGAAACGCTACGTATCGATAGCCGGATTGAAGCCGATGGCTTGGTGGACGCCGATCCGATTAAAGGACGTGGACAAGCGGCGTGTTCGCGTGAAGGTTGACCCTGAGCTTACAAGCGATGGGAAATTGAATGTCTATTATGAATTCTTCAATGTGCAGACGCGCGCATGGGACAAGCTCGAACATCCTGAAAACTTCGTCAAGCACGTCTACGAAGACACAGAGTCACGCCTAGGCTATGGCCGAGGGCTTGCGGAATCAATCTGGTATTATCACTACGCGAAAGAAGTAGTCTTGACCGAAGGCCTAAACGCTTGCGAGCGTTGGGCGCAAGGCTTGGTTGAGGCGAAAATCGACGGCGCAAAAGAAGCCAGCACAGGCAAGGCGAACAATACCATCGTGCAAAACTGGATGGATACGATCAAGAAGCTTCGTTCAAGGCACGTTCTTGTAACGGACAAATCCGATGAATTGAAAATCCATGAAATGCCGGGGCAAGGTTGGCAGATCATTACGTCATTGCTCGATTACCTTGATAAGTCGATTACCATGCTGATTCTTGGCAGCAATCTACCGACTGGCGCAAGTGATGGCGGATCGTTTGCTCTTGGACGTGTTCAGGAATCAAGCCGAGAGGCTTTGATCTCATACGATCGATCACTGCTATCGGAAGCCGTTACCCGTGATTTAATCGGTCTATTATGGCGGAATAATCAATACCTGTTTTATCAGTTGGGCTTGACTGAGATGAACAAGCCACGTTTTGCAATCGTCAAAGATCAGCGTGACGATTCACAGACGGCAGCTACGATTGTTCAGGCGATGCTTGCGGCTGGCATACCGCTACGCAAAGACGAAGTCTATGAAAAGACAGGCTTCACAACGCCACAGGAAGGCGATGATGTCATCAAGCCAGTGCCGCAGGCGCAAGCTCCCGTTGGTTTAGGCTCAGTCAGTCAGTCAGTTAGCCAAGCCTAAACGAAATCACGCTTGGTATAGAGCGTTTGAACCGATCAGGATCGATTGACGAATCAGAGAAGTTGAAGGAAAAATTAAACGAGGCTATAGGCTGATGCCTGAACAAGACGAACTTGGGAACCTGCTGGACAACTCAACAGCGCAATATAAGCGACTGCTTGACAAGCTGACTGCCGCGATATTTCGAGGGAATCAAGACGAAATCACAGCAGCGACGGAAGCCTTGGGGAGGCTTATTGCATCTTCACAAACGCTTGCGGATTTGCTTGGACGCGAGCAGGTTGTCAAGCAAGCAGGAGCGGCATCAGAAGGCAAGCAATTTGCCGATGCCAGATTGCCAGCAGGTCTTACGAATATCACAACTCCAGTTGTTCCGAAGGTAACATTCCAAGACGCCGTGGATGATATTCTGCAACGGACGCCGTATCTTGCCGAAAGTTACAAGGAAGTTCAAAACGCATATAATCTATTCCATGGCTTTGCTTTGGCACGATCAACGACTGAGACATTGACAAAGAAAGTTCAGAAATTGGTAGCACAATCAATCGAGGACGGGAAGCCAGTCAACAGCGCATCACAAGCCATTGCAGAGCTTGGAGATTATAACCAAGCGTATGCAGAGACAGTGTATAGGACGAATCTAACGACTGCATATACTGCGGGAACCATCAAGATGGCTAAAGACCCTGCCATTAGTCAAGTCATGGTGGCGTATGAGTATAGTTCACGGACGGATTCAAACGTCAGAGACAATCATCGTGCAATGGATGGGACGATTGCGAAAACGACCGATCCGATTTGGACGCGGCTTGCTCCTCCGAACGGGTATCGGTGCAGGTGTCATTTGCGGCTCGTCAGTCGTTTCGAGTTGGCGCGGCGCGGAATTGAGCTCCCAGACTCGATACCGATACCATCCGGCGCGTATCCAGATCCGGGATTTGAGAAGCGCGGCGATGCCGCAACGCAGATATATGGGCAATAATTTTTAAGATTTGAGTTTACAGATCGTAAACTCTGATTTATAAATTGCACAGACATACAGGGAAAACGCGGACGGCCATCCGCACTTACCCAACAAGTTTCAGCACCCGATTCCTAGCTAGGGGAGTCGGGTGCTTTTTTTGTTGGCAAAATCGAAGGCGAATTCATGGCAAAAAACAACTCGGACGTGTCGCTGCAATTCAACGGCGGGAAGTATACCGCAATTCAGCAAGACAACGGCAACTGGTCGATTAAAGACATTCCAATTTTCATCGAGCATACCTACGAGGACGGCGAAGTATTTGATTCCAAGTGGATGCGCGAGGCTTTGGCGAAAAGCCAGCAACGGCTTGAGCAAGACGGCTATCGTGCGCCGTTACATGCGAATCATCACAGGCCCGGTGAAAAGGTGGAGCGTATCGGTGAGTTCATTCCTACCCGCATTGCACCGATGACATACGAAGGCAAGGAAGTCAATGCGATCTATGCGGATTTCGTGAACATAACTCCTGAAAACTACGAGCGAATCAAGCGCGGTGAATTCCCTTATCGCAGTGTCGAAATCCCGCCGAAACGTGCGGAAATTGTCAGCCTTGCCTTGCTTTCGGACAAAGTGCCTTACTTCCGTTTCAGCAATCTTGAAATCGGCAAGGAGATCAAAAACGAAATGGCTTTAATGTTCAGCGGCGAATCCGCTGAAAATCCAGAAATCATCTTTAATTTCAAAGGAGTAGGGATGGCCGATGCAAAGAAGGGGAAGCTCCCCAAGGACGACGAGAAAGTCAGCGTCCGAATGGATGAAGGCGCGGACGGCAAGAAGAAGGACGAGGAAAAGAAAGAGGAAGGCAAGCAGATGCAGGCCGAGGGCGGCGACAAGATGGACATGGTAATCGACATGCTGAAACAATTGCTTGCGGCGGTTGCTGGCAAGGCAGTTGAAACGCCTGCCGAGGAAACGCAAGGCGAGCTTGCGCCGGTGCAGATGAGCGCGAAACTCGAAGGCATCATTACCGCTCAAGAGAATCGAATCAAGCTGCTTGAGAAAAAGCACGAAGTCAACGGACGCCTTGAGGCGGCACGGAATCAGCTCAAGGGCTATATGTTCGATGACGCAACGCTTGTCAAGTATTCCGACAACGAGGCGGCATTGACGGCATTTGTCGCGGCCGTGAAACAATACGGCGCAAAAGACAATCCCATGTTTTTCGCTGGTGTTCCTGCCGCGAAGCGGAAAGACGAGCCTAAGGAGGTGGCTTGTTATGAAGCCGAAGGCGCGGAGAAGTTGGCAAAGGCGCGGAAGTTCAA